GTCAGGGACATCAACTGCAACAACAATTGTTAGACCATTTAACCCAAACAATTTACCACCCCCACGGGTCATTAGGAAGGATGACATAAAGTTGGCAGCTGAACACATAGCAAATATGAAGGCCAAAGCCACCCTTATGTGGATGTCACGTGATGTAGGTTCACCCGAAGATAGGAAAATTGTGTTGACATCAGTACTAATGCTAGCTAGGGGTGGTAAAATGCATGAGGTGTTTGACGATATAGCCGTGGTTGCCGCTGATATCGTCAATCAAACCATGTATGACATAATACGTGACCGCGAGAACAGACTAGCAAACACAACAAATGAGCGGGAACCCATAAGCCTTTTGCAAATGTACAGGGATTTAATAAACGGTAGACCTAGAACTGTGCAATTAGTTGAAAATGAGAGACGTGATCCATATACACCACTTATCTACCATCCCAGGTACTTTAAAGTATTGAGTACTATTGCAAGAGTAACTGTGCCAATTGTTGAGGAAACAGCGAAACATTATATCGCTAAAACAATAATAGCTCAAATCATACCAGCAACAATCACAGTAATGTTTCCACACACTTGTGGCACAATTGGACTGGCATGCAGATATTTGATAAAGCCAGCAATAACATTAGCAACCGCTTATGCATTCTCACAATGTGAAGCAGCCATTAGGGGTGGTGATGATAAACACCTAGCAACATACTTGGGAAGAATGCACTTGGCCTTTGGGTCGTTACAGTTAATATTTGGGGTACCTGCATCAATTTTAGCACACATAACTCACAACTACCTCAGTGACACCCCAGCCAATCTCATTGCTGGAAAGCCAAAAGTTAGTGCTAGTGGAGTGGTGCCAGTGATTGACGATCATTGTTGTGGTGAGCAAAAATTGTGTGACACCAGTGATAAGTATAAACAAAATTTAGCTGACACACACTGCAAACCTGGTTATGGATACCGTTGTGCTTGGTCAATAGCAAATGCACAACCGGTTGTCAATAGACTGTGCTCACACAACATTGAATATGCCTTAGCTGAAAGAATTGGCAAAAACATACCTGTATACAAGGATGATACATTGGAAGATGCTGAGGTGGAGTGGCGAATTGCAGGCGATGAATTCCTTGCAATGTATGATGAACTCACAGTAAAACAACCCATGCCAATGCGGGAATTTTTGAGTAGATACCCAGAAGCGCGTAGACAACAATTTATTCGTGCTATTAAAGACGAACATGAGATGGATAGAAGGTCAAAGTGCTTTCTGAAGCGCGAGATAGGGTTTATGAAGGGTGAAGATAGTAAACCACCCAGAGTCATTAGTGGGGCAAAAGAAATCGTCACAGTCACAGCTGGACCATCTGTTGTGGTGGCCACAAAAACCTTTATTAACAGGGTGATGCCAAAATTTAACGAATATGATTTTAAGTGTGGGCGACATATTATATACACCTCAGGGCTTAACACAGCAGAAGTAGGCGATTATTGGAATAAAGCTATAAATCACTTGGAGGCTATTATAGACCCTGATGACAAACTCATATTCGTGGAAGATGACCAATCACGATTTGATTTGCATTTAACCAAACCAGCTTTTGGATTCATACACAGAGTTGAAAAGAGGATCATGACCAGAAGAGCTTGCAAGGCATTGCGTAGAACAACAAAAACCATAGGATGCTTCCCTGATGGGACAAACTACGTAGTCGAATATACCATGGCATCCGGTAGCCCTGACACAGCTCTAGCCGATACTCTAGCCAACACAGGTATGAAAGGACATATACATGGCTACGGTAACTTGTGGTACTCAGTCATTTGCGGTGATGATTCAGTTACAGTGATGTCCAATAAATTATTTAACCGCATAAACAACCAACTAGGATTCGTAGAGAGATATGCCAAATTCGGGATGGAAGTAACACTGGAAACAACTTATTTTAAGGAAGACGTAAATTTTTGTTCATCCAGATTTATTTATACGGATGAAACAGCAGTGTTGATACCCAAAGCCGGGAGGATGTTGAGCAAGATATACTGTGACGTTCAACCACGTACAAACAGTATGCATTTAGCTTGGTTGAGGTCAGTAAACCAAACAATGCTGGCATATGGTGTCGCCGACAAAATATACACATCAATAGCACATGCCTTGGATCCCGGCGAAGGCAAGGTGCTAGACACCACATATGATTACCAATACAAACATAAACCAATTTATCCAAATATTCCTAGGCACAACATCTTGGAATATTATGCATATCATTACAATTTTACTGCCAGGGACTACGATCAATTAAATGAAGTCTTGGCAGCACAGCAGTATGGTACAGTATGTGACCATCCTTTATTACAAAGACTGCTGGTTGATATTTTATAATGAACACATACATATTTATTATTAATGAACACAGTTATTTGTAATGAATATACCCATTTTTGTTTGTTTGTTGTTGTTTTGCACCTGTGTGTCTGGTGCACTCTGATGTTAAGGCAATGTAGCCCAATGACAAAAGAGAGGGTTTAAGTTTTGCTGACTATATAGTCTGCTATTTTCTATTACCCTAAGAGATTAAAATGAAATGAACCAACGGGCTTTACACGACCCCGTTGAGTAAAACACACCCATGTAAGTAGTGATAGTCAAAACGACGTGATAACATCTGTCGCTTTTGATGAAGGCTGGAGTCGACCAGTATAATAAAGCACTGTGAGGGGCGTCAACCTTGTCGTTGACAAAATTCACAGT